TAATTGTACCTTCAAGTTCTGGTATGTCATCTACTGTTCTATCTATCCTATCTTCGTGATTACCAAGAAGCATGATCTTTCTTAGTCGTCTTCCATTAAGACCTTTATTAAATTTTTCTAATGCATCATGGGCATGGTCTATATCCTTTCTGTATCTCCTACCTTCAAATTGTTTTTTACCTTTATCATAACTTGATAGTGAATCCATACTTGCAAAGTCACCCATGCATATTATGGTGTTAGGTTTTAAATCTGCTGCAAGTTTACCTGCCCACAAAAACCTATCATTGCTTGCTTTAGGTGTGCAATGAGGATCACCCATAACTAAATGTGTTGCCATTAGTTTAACTCCTTATCTCTTTTTTGTTTTAAGAACTCTAAAAAATCAATAACATTAGATTCATCATCAAACTCTGCTACAGAACTAATACTAAGATCTTTACCTTTCTTGTTTTTATCATCAGCAAATCCACGAAGACCCCATAAAAAAGTTGAATGTGGATCTGTAGTTGCCATCTTTATCATGCCTCGTGCTATTGTAGAACATAATTCATATTCTTCGGTAGTCATTACAGATTTACTATCCATAATTATACCACAAGTAAAACCCTTTTGCCAAGGTGTAACTATAACTTTGACAGAGTTTATAAAATTTAATTTGTCTTTACCTTTCATTCCAATACCTATCATGGTTTTGATTATTATATTCTAATACTTTATGTTCAAAACCTCTTTTCATACTTTTTTTTCCAAACTCTTCTGCATCTTTTTCTTTATCAAAGATAGTGTTAGTAAACAATTTATAATCATTATCCTTTTTATTTTTAAAAACTACAAAATATAAATGCATATTATGTAAATACAAAGAGTCAATGGTGAACAGACCCCTCAAACTATCCACCACTAAACTCTTTAGTTTCCTCCCTAGGGTTTGTAACAGAAGTATACCAAACCCATTTAGGATTCTTACCCTTAGATTGCTGTTGCGGTAACAACTGCAATTTATCTCTCCCCCAACAAGGAAGTTTGTATGGGCAATATGAACACACAAAACCCAAAACTCTATTACCAGTAGGTTTAGTTCTAAAAGTTTCAGCCACATCAGTATAGCATCTTTTAAAAGGTTTACCTTCTTTTATTGCTTTATAATTATCTTTAGCTGTATTTAATGCTTTCTTTTTATGCTCCTCTACAGATGCAGGAGTTTCACATACTGCCCACTCACCTGTAGATTTATTTACTACTATCCAACCTCCAAAGTTTTTCTTTTGGCTTTCGCTATACAAAAAGCCTTGTGACACATAGCCAAAGGAATCATCTCTAGCAACTTCACTAAATCCTCCTGCTTCTCCAAATTTTTTATCAAACGAATATGGTGATGCACTTTTAATATCCCATATCTTTCCATCAATCTCAACATCTTGTCTACCTTCAATTTCTCCCCCATCAAATTTGTACTTAACTTTTTTCTGTTCATTTTTTAATTTTATATTAGCAGACTTCATTACAAATATAGATAATGCTTCTATCAAATCACCAAAGGTATTTCTCATTTTATTACTATAAGGTTGCCCTTCACCTTTTATACCCTTAGATTCCATTTGTAATTGACATAATGGTCTACCAATGTTTGACATTCTAGGTTCAAACTTATCTCTTCTAACATCTTGAAACTGTTTTAGTAAGGCGTTTTTACACGCCTCACCAAATTCCTGCACTAGTTGTTTGTCTAACGTAACAGGGTTCTTTGAAACATTATCAAGATACTGTTGAACTTTTAAAAGTATAGTATTCATTAAGATGCTAGTATTTCTTCTGGAGAATCTTCACTTATATCTTCTACAATTTTAGCATCTACACTATCAGTGCTACTAACAGATTTATTTTTAGCTTTATTATAAGCCTCAATAACTTGTACGTTTTCAGCATCAATAGACTCTTGAAATACTTTTAATGTTTCCATATCTTTGTCAGATAACTTTAAGTTTTCATCTGCGTTTACCCCTATCTCTGGAACATAATAGACATTACCACCCTTTTTCTGTCGCTTAGTATCTAAAGAAAAAGTACAGTTAAACATTAACTTTCTTCTTTTCTTTAGTTGATCAAGTGCAGAACTTACAGGTGAGAAAGCTGTACCAGTTACTCTATATAGAGCAGGTAAGTTTTCTACCTTATGTGCATGGCCTTGTGATGTTTTACCATTACCAAAAGATAATAAACCATATACAAGTTTATAACATCTTATAGTTCTTTGTTGCTCTAACTGTTCTGGAGTTAGAGAAGATCTATCTTTAAATGCTATCTTGCCACATTTAGTTCCACCAAGTATATCCACAGCTTCTTCTTTCCAGCTTTTGAATATAATAGATCTATTTATGTACTCACCTTTCTCAGCATCATAGTGCATATATTGCATTGCACTAATGAATGGTCTAAATGTTACAGGTTTACCATATACATTTTGACCTACGCTAGCATCGTAAGTAGTGAAGTGACCTACTGGTAGTTGATTACCATCGTCATCTTCTGGTGTTCTATTGATAGATAGTCTAGGTATATTAGTACCCATACTAGATCCATCATCCTGTCCTATAGCTTGCATAATTTGCTCATCAGACATCTTATTTATATTTACTAAGTTATTATCAGACATTTGTCCTCCTTATTTTAAAAAGTTGTATACCATATTTTAAATTAATAATCAATAAAAAAATGAACTTAAAATTAGATATACCATAAAAAGTGTAATGCAAGTTGTCGCACCACAACAAAGATATAACCATACATCTTTTAACATATACGAGTATCTCCTTCTATTATTTTTATATGTAAACCATCAGCTTGTGCAAAGTATTCCCACTCTTTAAAGAACTCGTGTTTATTACTTATATACAAAGTAGTTGGCTCTATCATACATCTATCTTTTAACTCTCTGTACTCTAGGTAAGCTGAGTATTCCTCATCAGAATACTCATCCATAGTCTCTAATACATCATCTTCAATCATTAGGCCTCCTCTACCATATCAACTTTGATATTTTCCATACCCATTTGGTCTGGTTCATCTTCTCTAGCCTCAAAATATTTATCATCATGAGTTTCAAAAAGTTTTTGTGCCTCCTCTTTTGAGTCAGCTTCTACTATTACAGTTTCCCACACATCAGCTGTGTAGTGCACTTTATATCTTTTAGTCATTATGTTTTACCTCCTCCATATCTAACCAATTATTACCTATTTTAAGTTCAGTGTCAAGTGGAACATTAAAATCAATTTTATAATACTGCTTTAATGCAGGTATTACATCTGCTGTGCCCTGGTTAAATATATCACTCATCACATCTTCTTCACCAGGATAAACATCAGCCACAATAGAATCGTGAACTGTGTTTACAAGTAAACTCTTTACTCCTTTATCTTTCATTAGTTTGTATATATTTATACAAGCTAAAGGTACAATGTCAGCTGTAGCAAAACCTTGCACAGGATAATTTTTTATCTGTGTTCCATATGTAGATCCACCCCAAGGAGTTCTCTGTGCATATGGAAAAGAATATTCTCTACCAGTTGGTAGTTTAATTCTTTTATATCTTATTGCTTCACTTTGCAACTTATCATGCCAAGACTTTATATCTTTATACTTTTCTAAGAATTTAGTATAATATCTTTTCTCATCTTCTGTACCAGTTACACCACCATACAAAGGTTTAAATGTATGAGCCTTTGCATCTTGCCTAGATACTCCAATGATGTCAGCTGTATATTTATGTACATCTATTTTATTTCTTATATCTTCCATACCTTGCTTGTCTTGTGCAAGATAAACTGCAGTTCTAAATTCTAATTGTGCAAAGTCTATCTCTAGTATCTTACCACCTTCAAATCTAGATGTAACAACTTTACGAATAGGAAATGTTTTACCTCTAGGTTGGTTTTGAAAGTTAGGATCTCTACTAGATAATCTACCTGTAGCTGTTACTGCCTGCATAAACTTAGGATGTAGAAAACCTTTTTCATTTGTAAAATTTTTTAATCCTTCTACAAAAGTATTTAGGTAAGTGTCAACTGCATTGTGTCTAACAATAGAGTCTATAAATTCTTTGAACTCACCTTCAGCTTCTGCAGCAATTTTATTTAAAGTTATCTTGTCAGTTCTAAATCCAGACTCTGCTATATCATAAACTGATTTAGGTCTTTGTCTAAACCCTGCATACTTAGCCATCTCTGTGTACACATAGCCATCACCATCACAATCAGAACACTTGCTATAATTTTTAAAAGGGCTACCATCTTTTTTAATTCTTTTAATAACACCTTTACCATTACAAGGTAAGCACTGACTAGCAACAGTTCTAAATATAGGAACTGTATTATCTGCAACTAAGTTTCTAAACTGTAACCTAGAATATTGTGGTCGCTTCTTACTCTTACCAGTACCTTTATCTATACCTATGTTAAATATCTTAGACCATTCTTTTTTGTCTTTTGGTTTTAAAGAATAGATTAGCCAAGATAATTGCTCTGGACTAGAGAGATTTATTTTAGTATCTCCCATTTGTTTGTACACTATCTTATCTATCTTTTGTTTTAGATATGCAAACTCTGCTCTGAACTCTCGTTCAACATTATTTAAATCTTCTATGTTAATGTTAATTCCATTACGTTCCATATCACTTAACACAACTAAAAATTCATTCATCATCTTAGCTGTCATCAGCAAGTCTTTATTCTTTTCTAATTTAAAGTCTGCCATTTGAGAATCAAATAGTCTTCTAGTGATCTGCACATCTATCTTACCATACTCTTCTACAATATCTACAGGTATGTTTTCAAAGGATACACCTCTATCCATCCATTCCTTTACACTACTATCTTTAGATCCTATCTTTCTTCTACGACAACACATCTCTAAAGTTAAACTTTTTCTTATACCTTTATTAAGTATATACTCACCCAACATAGTATCATATACTCTACCACTGTATTTAAATCCAGACTCTAATAACCACATTAAATCAAATTTAATATTATGTCCTACAAGTAAAGTTGTCTTGTCTAAAGTTTCCTGTATCTTAATTGCACAACCACTATCTACTCTTTCACTATGATTTGTAAAATAATACTCATCGCCAAAATAAGAATTTAATCCTACACTAACTAATATATTATCTTTGTGAAATGGTGATGGGTCATACCCACCATTCTCATTTCTTTGCCAAGATGTCTCTACGTCTACTGTTGTTATCATACCTCGTACCTACTTATACCTCTCCTAATGGTACACACAGGTTCACCATGATAACCATTAATTTTATTTTTACTTATACATAATGTTCTTATATTATTTTCTAAATCAGTGTTAGCATTTCTACCTATACCAATAATTAAATCAGCTTCGGCTGCTTTACCTGTCTTAGAGTTTTCCATTTGATCAAATGAAATACTGTTTCTATTATGTGCATCAGCAGATGCTTGAGATATTGCAATCACTGCACAATCTCTACGTTTAGCTATCTCCCTTACACTTGTATAGATTTGTCTTAGCTTCTCATCTGTTCTTGCATATGTACCAGATACATTAACTTTATCTAGCTGATCTATCACAACTATATCTGGTTTATGTTTCTCACAGTGTGCATCTATATCATCCATAGACCAATCAACTGTGTCAAACATTGAGATGTTATCTTTTATCTCACTCCATATTTTCTGTGCCTGTACTCTATCAAACAATATCTCATCTCTAGTCATACCAGTGTATGCAGATATTGCTCTTATCTGTGTTCTTATTGCAGGTTCTTCATTTATAAATGCATGAACCTTTGCACCTTGAGAACAGAAACCTTCTGGTGCTGTACATAAACTTACCCAGAAAGCTGTCTTACCTGTCTCTGGTCTAGCAAATGCAATCATAAGATTACCTCCACCAATACCACCTACGTTTTCTTTTAACACAGGAATATTAAACTTCCATTTAGTAGTAACATCTAATAACTCTATAACTTTAGATACATCATTAGTTACTGCAGGATTTTTATCCTCACTAGTATTTGTCTTATGTTTATCTATCATTGTAGATATCTCATTAAAGTTTCCTTCTTTGCCATTAAAGATCTCTGTAGCTTCTATTGCTATTCTTTGTGCAAGATCTCTATCAGATAAGATACGCATAATATCTTTAGCTATTTCTTGGCTAGGTTCAACTACTTCTTTTATATCTTCTACTAACTCACTAAACTTTTCTTTAGCTGCACGAGTAAGTGCAGGATTAAATATAGCAGTGTGTAAAGAATATAACTCATCAACCTTTATATCTTCTTCATATTTAGAATGTGCTTTTTGTATTGTACTATACAAAGAACTTATATCTCCAGAAAATATTGTAGATGATATTGTGCCTTTATACTTTGTATAAAATTTTTTATTAAGCATAAGCCTAATCATTTGTTTTTCTATCATCTTCTATCTTTCGCTTTCTGCCATGCTAATTGTTCTTCTAGTATAGCTGTTACTTTATCTAATATACTTTGATCTCTTTGAGTCCATTCAGATTTATTCATATCTTGAATGTCGTACTTCCAACTATTCCAGCTGTCAAGTATCTCTTGCATCATTTTTTGATCCATAAAACATCCTCCTTATTTGTTCTGTGTTATAGTATTTTAAGTCATCTTCTAATGGTTTAACGATTACATTATCAAATCCAGATGATCTTAATTCTTTTGCAATTGTATAAGACTTAACTGTTGCGTCTCTGTCTAAACATACATATAAATTTTTATAAGGTCTTATGTGATCTAAGTGTGAATCTTTTATACTAGTACCCATGATTGATATACCTGTAAGTATATTAGATACAGCACATGCAGAAGGACAATCTTCTACAATAACTGCATCATCACAGACTCCACATTTAAATGGAACATCTTTATTACCATACATATACCACTTAGGAAAATCTTTTTTATTTAATGCTCTACCCACTGCACCGACAATCTTATGAGTAATATTATTTTTAATTAAGAATACAACTCTATCTTGTTTAACATCATATTTAAAATCTGCTCTACCCCATGACCAAGACTCCCAACAATTATTGTTAGATAGCCAATGCATAGCTTTTTCATTTGAATATATAGATTGAAAACTATCTGGCATTACAAAATCTTTATCTTCAATGTGAAGATCTTTGTTACCATAAAAAACTTTTTGTACATAGTGAATATCCTTTTCACCTTGTTGTCTTCCCTTGGCACTGCAAGACGCATGAAAACAGTACCAAGAGATTTTGTTGTCGCTAGTGTCTATAGATAAAGTGTTTCTTCCATTACAGAAAGGGCAATCTATTCTTGCCTGTGTGTCTTTGTCTATAGATAAACCTTTAATAACTTCTAACTGTTGCTTATAATTCAATAGGTAACTCCTCATATGTTAAGAAGTATCTATCAGTAGTATAAAATTCATTCTTCTCTAGCTTCATAAGATTATGATTTAAATACTCAGCTGTTCTATTTTCTATATCAGTTATCGTTGGTTCTGCGTTGAATGGTATTATTGCTGTTGCTTCTATTCCTAGACCTGCTATTCTTATTTTGTATTTTTTCATGACTAACTTCCTTATCAGAAACAGATAAATTTGTCAAATCTTTTTTAAACTTATCTAACTTTTTTTTCATTTCTTTGTAATATTTTGGATGTTTAAACTCAAACATTTTTTTTCCTCGTGCTTACTCGTTTATATTCACCATACCATGATGTATCTCTGCCATTTGCTTTACACCATTCATAATGATTATCTAATATTTCTTTTATACGTTCTCCATATATTGTTTTCATGTACCTGCCCTTTCATATACTTGAATTGTAAATGGTTTAACTTCATTATTATAATCAAAATCTCTTATAAAAAAATCTATATCATCAGCCATTTGAGATGTTGCTATCTCTAAAGGTATACCATCAACGTACAACAATGGCTTATACTCCACTTCTACTGAAGTTTCAGTAGTTTTATATTCATCTTGTAAAGCTAAAGCGATAGCACATTTACATTCATCACCTCGAATACCATTTTCTATATGCTTCTGTGTTACTTCTATAAATCTAATCATAGTTTTCCCTTTCTCTCTTTTCTAGATACATATGGTAGTCTAAGCATTTGATTACTTACATTACCTTTCTTACTTGTCCAAACAATTAAAACATTATTATCATGATCGTTTGGTTTGCCATCATATTTTTTTATGGCTTTCTTTAGACTCATAGCTTCGATATGTTTTTTATCTCCACCAGTTCGTATGAATGTATATTGTTTCATATTTTTTTTACTCCGTATTATCATAGTTGTTTAGTCGTTATAACCCCAACGACCAAAGGGTAAATTAGTGCGGTACAGCCAACTTCAATGGGCTAACCAGACCACTAATCTATGGTGCAGGCCTTTAGCTGTAAGAATTAGTACATTACTTACTACAGGATCTAGCTTTCCTATTCCACGTCTGGAATTTTTAAATTTTATTTTTTTCATACTAACAAACTCATAGTTTTTTGTCTTATCTTTAAGTTATGTTCCATTATTTCTTTTTTTAAATCTTCAAACCATTCTTTTGCGTCATAATAATTTGAAAATAAATCTTCATCACTACTATAGGTTTTCGGTGTATTACAATCTACACACCACATATATCTTGATGTTTCGCCATCACTACCAAAATCTATAATAGAAAAAGATGTAAAATATTTTCCATCATCACTTTCAAAACTAAATGTATCTAAAGAATAATTTTGTTTTTGGCTATAATCGTATTCTCTTCCCCAATGTTGACTATTATACATTTTATTTTTCCTTAATTTTATTTATTAAATTCTTTTACCACATCTTCATCCCATAAGTCAACTGAAAAAGACTTACCTTTTAAATCAAATGAAAACTGTGTACCCATACCATCAAGGTATTGGCCTTGCCCATTTAGTTTACCACCTAATTCTTTTATGATTGTTTGTATTAGTATCTTTGCTATTTTATTTTGTGTCATTTTTTTAACTCTACTCCATCTGCTTCTAGTTTATCTAACAAATTTAAACCTTCAACAATACCTTGTGCCGTATAAATGTTATCACAGAAACAAACTACATTTTGTTTCCCATTCTGTAAATCATACATCACTGCATTTTTATTTGCATAGTAATTGCCTTTGTAACTATCTTTAGTTAGCATATCCTTTGTTATATATTTATCATAGTTTTCTTTTAATATCATTAGTGTTCCTTGTAACTTACTTGTTTAATTGATCGACTCCAACAGGCACGGCAATCTCCACACTCACCATTTTGTTTTGGTGCAGGACACTCCCTACCTTTGTGTCTTTTATCTTTGTGTACACCAGATGTCCACTTCCAGAACTTAGGGGGTGGGCTATCTACTTTAATTGCTGATACACGCAA